TATTGGAAGGAGGCGAATCAAAATGCCAAAAGACAACTTCGCCAATCAAGCGGAACGCGATCGTTTAACGCCCACAGAGAATGAAAATAAATTAATCGGCTATGACTACGCTGGTCGGTCAGTTTTCGAATCAGACTCACGTATGACATATAACGGTTATATTATCTGCGACGGAGACGAACGAGATTTCCTGTTAACTATGGGAGGTGTTGCGGTTGATTGATCACAAAAAAAGCGCTAATCGCGAAAACGATTAACGCACAAATAACAAAACAAATTATACAGAAATTATAACACTGGAGGCGCAACATGGCTAGCATCTATAAATTAACAGGCGATTTCGCACAACTGCAACAATTAGTAGAGAGTGGCGAAATTGACGAAACACAAGCAGCAGACACATTCGACGCAATTAAAGCCGATTTAGAAACCAAGGCTGTTAATTCAGGCTATGTGGTTAAAAACCTTGAAGCCGATGTGGAAGCACGAGCAGAAGCTATTAAACAGTTATCTGAACGGAACAAAAAAACTAAAAAGGCAATCTTTGCAATCAAGCAACGCGCTATGTATGCAATGGAAACAGCTGACATCAAGAAGATTGACGATCCGATTATGCCGGTACGGATTAAAAATAATCCAGAAAAGGCAGATGTAATTGATGAAAAAAATATTCCGGCGTTTTATTTCAGACAAAAATACGAATTAGACAAAGCTAGATTAAAGACTGATTTAAAGGCTGGCAAGCCAGTTACAGGTGCGAAATTAACGCGAGAAACCAGAATCGAATGGGGGTAATTAGATGGCAATTCATTCATTAAAAGATACTAATAAGACTGATTTATTTAGGGTCATGATTTACGGCAAACCGGGTATTGGTAAGACTAGCGCAGCAAGATTTCTAAAAGGTAAAACATTGGTGATCCCGTTTGACAACTCTGAAAAGGTATTGAGTGGTACCAATATTGACGCCGAAGAGTTTGACAAGGCTAATCCGTCCAAAGAACTTACCAGATTATTAAAGGAATTACCTAGTGAATTAGACGGCTATTCGAACCTAGTATTAGACAATGTTTCATCACTAGAAAAATCATGGTTTATCGAACAAGGGCGTAACTCAAAAAGCGGTATTCGCAATGAGCTGCAAGACTACTCTGGCTGGACTAACTACTTTATTCGCGTGATCGATGCGTTCTATAAATTACCAGTTAATATCTTAGCCACAGCTTGGGAAGACCAATACGAAGTGACCTCAATGACCGGGCAACAATTCAATCAGTATTCGCCACAGTTAAGGATTAGTGTTCGTAGCACATTTATGGGGCTGACTGATGTTGTGGGGCGCATGATGCTTAATCCGAACACACAAAAACGGGGCGTTATTTTAGAAGGCGATGACGGTATTTTTGCCAAAAATCGCTTAGATAGCCGGAAAGCTAGTCCAATTGAAACCCTATTCGATTGGGGTGAACCAGATGACAAAGACGCATCGGCTGAGTAAACATCCACTTTACGGCGTACGTAACGGGATGAAACAACGGTGTGGTAATTCCAACAACGGGAAGTTTAAAAATTACGGCGCAAGAGGAATAAAAGTTTGCGAAGATTTGGCAAATAACTTTGAGAATTTTTATAAATGGGCGATGGCTAACGGATACAAACAAGGATTAACCATTGATCGGATAGATGTAAACGGCGATTATTGCCCTGAAAATTGTAGATGGGTCAGCCAAAAAGTCCAGCAAAACAATCGAAGAAACAACCATTTGATTACTTGTGATGGTGTTACCCGTACTTTAGCAGAATGGTCTGCGCTCTCGGGGATTCATGAGTTAACAATTAACCGACGTTTAGAAAATAGTGTACCACCCGAAATTGCAATTAGAGTTGAAAGAATTAAGGATACAAGAATTACGATTAATGGCGAAACCGATAGTATGAACGGTTGGAGCAGAAGAATGGGATACAGTAATCACCTTGTTTCTTCGCGAGTAGAACGAGGCTGGGACCCGGTAAAAGCCGTATTGACACCGCCAAGAAAGGGAAATTACACGCATGCCTCTTAGAGATTATCAAAAGGCACTTGTGACATCTGCAAGAAATTCACTTTCAAAGGGAAATCATAACGTCTTAGTTCAATCGCCGGCAGGTAGCGGTAAGACGGTCACGATGGCAGAAATCGCGAAAGACGCAACTTCCAAAGGAAACCACGTACTTTTTATAGTCCACCGCAGAGAGATTGTCGACCAAGTCAGACAAACATTTGATAAGTGGGGCGTCGATAAAAAATTGTGCCAAATCGGCATGGTTCAAACGATCACGAATAGATTAGAAAAGATAGAAGCACCCAAACTAATTCTGGTTGATGAAGCACATCATTCGTTGGCTAAAACATATAAGAGAATCTTTGAAAAGTTCGAAGATGCTAACGTAATTGGATTTACTGCTACGCCAGTTAGACTATCGGGGAAAGGTTTGAAAGAAGTTTACGACGATTTAATCCTTGGGCCTGAAATCCAATGGTTAATAGACAACCACTTTCTTGCGCCGTTTAATTATTATTCGGTTAATTTGATCGATAATGAGGAGCTAAAGAAAAGCGGCACTGGTGATTTTACTAACAAGTCAATTGACAATGCGACAAAAAAAGTGATTTACGGCGATGTTATCAACGAATACAAGCGAATTGCTGACAACACCAAAACGATCGTTTATACGCACAACGTCGCAGCAAGTGTAAAAGTGTCCGAGGCATTTAATAAGGCTGGGTACTCAGCTTTGCAAGTCGACGGTAAAACTGTTAAAGAGGTACGGTCGAAAGCTATGGCAGATTTTAAATCCGGAAAAGTGAAAGTCTTAGTTAACGCTGATTTATATGGCGAAGGGGTAGACGTTCCAGATTGCCAGACAGTTATCATGTTGAGACCAACCGAGTCTTTATCACTATTCATTCAACAATCAATGCGGTGTATGCGATTTAAGCTAGGCAAGCAAGCCACGATTATTGATCACGTGGCTAATTACTCGCGATTCGGATTACCCAATACGCCACATAAATGGACGTTAAAAGACCGCGAGAAGAAAAAGAAATCAACTAACACCGCGGTTGAGACACCAATTAAACAATGCGCGTTTTGTTTCGCGGTGATCCCAGCGCAATCAAAAAACTGTCCATTATGTGGGCATGAAGTTGAAATAGTTCAGACTGAAATTAAAGTTGATGAAACGGCACGGATTGAAAAAATTGAAAGCAACTTTCAGCTGCAAGCTGATTATATTGTGACCAAAAAAATAAGTGAATTAAAAAGTTATGAAGAACTAAAGGCTTACGCAAAAGCTAAAGGCTACAAGCAAGGCTGGATTTATTTCCAAGCAAAAAATAAAGGATTAATTAAAGGAGCGAAATAACAATGGCATTTTTAACAACAGATTATACAGATAACAAATCAAACGATTACGGTGTTTTACCAACAGGTAACTACGAAATGGTTATTGCTAAAGCACAAGAATCCTCAACAAAAAGTGGTGCTGAATCATTGCAGATTGATTTGATCGTTCGGAACGACTTAGATGGTGCGCCAGCATTGGCTGAAACCAATAAGAAATACCACAATCGACATGTGTTTATGGACAACTGGAAGCGCAAAAAAACTAATCAATATGATATGCAAGGGTTCCAATACATTCTTGATGCAATCGGCGTGCCAGAAGGCACACAGATTAATTCAGTTGAAGACTTTTTAAACGTTCTATCTGGTAAAGTAGCCAAAGTGTACGTCAAAAAAGATAAAAACGAATATAACGGTAATGTTAACGATGTTAATCGGGTTGCGCCATGGAATTTTAGCAAGTCAGATTACCCACAAAGCAATCATCAACTCAAAGAGACTACGCAAGCCGGCGGCAATGATCCATTTGCAAACAACGGACAAGCAGTAAATATTTCATATGAAGACTTACCATTTTAATCTAGGAGGCACACATGGATGGCTTACGAGTTAATACCGGAAGAGCTAAAAGCCCTTAATCAATGGGGGTTATTTAAAAGAGAGTGGCAGGAAGCAAAACAGAAGTTTAATAAGTTTCCGAAATCTGCCATTGATGGCAGTGATGCCAAGAGTAATGATCCAACGACTTGGGTTGATTTTGAAACAGCACTTAAGGCATTAGATGAATTTAAGCTAGACGGCTTAGGGTTCTTCTTTGCGAATGGTTATGCGGGCATTGACATCGACCATGTGGCAGTTGACTTATACCGCTGGCGCCAAGGTGACGACGATGAGAACGTTGTTAGCGACTTCTTAAGCCACACAGAGTCGTACGCCGAGACTTCGATGTCAGGCGAGGGCCTTCACATTATTGTAAAAGGTGAAATTCCTGGTGACCGCCGACGTAAAGGCAACATTGAAATGTATCAGTCTGGCCGATTCTTCGCCATGACAGGTAAGCGGACAGGTAACTTTAAACGAATTAATGAGATTAAACCAAGCAACTTTAAATACCTGTACGAGAAGTATTTAGGTCGTGACAAGGTTTTACAACTGCCAACCAATCAACCAACACAAACAGTTAATTTATCCGAACAAGAAATCATTGATAAGGCTTCAAAGTCTAAAACTGGCAAGCGATTCTTACTGCTTTATGGTGGTGGATGGGAGCAGTTTTACAGTTCTCAATCTGAAGCAGATTTAGCCTTCGCAAATGACCTAGCATTTTGGACAGGTCGCGACTTTAGCAAGATGGATAGCATCTTTCGGCAATCGTCTTTAATG